CCTCTATTTTTTGAAATTCCAGTAGCTGACCTAGTTAGTAAAGTAGAGTTATTTGCTAATGAAAATAAAGTAAGAGTAGCATCTTCTCTTGCCCACCAACTTGTCCTAGTACCTATCCCTGAAAATGCAGTGCTATTATTACTAGCTTTTGAACCAGCAGGTCTTGCTGTAAAATTAGTTGTATTAGTCCCTCCTGTTGGAATCCAATGCTCCGAACCACTCTCTTTTAATACTGTTCCAGCTGTCCAATAACTTCCGAGAGATGCTCTTAAAGTTAACCATTCAGCGTTAGTGGGAACAGACCAACCTAATGGAGCTATATTTTTTCTATTAGCTATTTGTTCTTCAGTAGGAGGATTGGATTCCTCTTGCCAAATACCCATCATAGCGTACCAATTATATAACCTTCCGTATATTGTTCCATTTTGCTCACTATCTTCATAGTAACGCCAAGCACCATACTTTAATGTTTCCCATCCTATTTTTACTTCAGGAATAATAGTCCCATCTCTATAAGTAGCTGTGTTTAAGTTATATTGCTCCCACGCCCTAAAGTCAGGCATTAAGATAGGTACTATCTGTTTACTTTCTTCAAATTCAGATTTACCAGCTAAAGTAAATTTTATACTTCCAAAGTTCTCTTGTTGCGTAAGTTCAGGGATTTTAACAGATTCAAATAAGTTATATTTTGTGTTACCTATATATAAATATGGACTTTTAAGTATTTCAGCAATTAGGATTAAATCTTCTGCACTCATCAATTCAGATTCATACATCTCTAATATTCTAGTCTTTATCGCTTGAGTAACTGTACTTTTAGTTGATGATTCGTAGTATGTAGTTAATTCAGATTGCTTTGATTTTTGTCTAAACCAAGTTCTAAAACCTATCGATTGGTAATACTCTACCTCTAAATCTTTATATGAAAATCTAGTTACCCTATCTTCGTCTAATGCTGTTATATAGAATGGATTTGTATAGTAATTAGTTGAACCGTAAGTAAACCTAAGGTATATTAAATCGCTATAACAATCTTTTGTTGGATTTATAGATAAATAATATGTTAAATCAGTTACCTCTTGAATTGAATATGTTATATTGCCAAGTACCGAATCATCTTCAACTTTTAATATTGATACAGCATAAGGATTTGTTAAATTTATACCTGTTATTTTTTGAGTATAACTTTCATTAGGAATGAGCTGTATAGCTCCAAACCCATAAAAACTATTTCTTTGGCTATCTTTAAAATAAAGAGCTTCTGCCTTTGTTGTGTATAAATTTATTGCACTCATAATTAATAATCTAAAGAAACTACTTCTAAATGAAATCTTAAATTTTGACTAGCACCTGTTGGCTCTTTTATATTTATATAAAAATTAGTTGGACTTACTGTAATAAAAGTTGGACATAAAATTGTTGCGTCTTGATTATTGTCAGTTCCAATACTTTGAATATGAATCCTAACCATATAATTAGTATTTAACATAGAAGTAGCTACATAAACACTAACGCTACTAACATTTGCTGACTGAATTACAGTAGCAGCAGTTATATCTCCAAAACAAGTTAAATTAGTACCTACTGATGTTCCTTGAACGTCTAAAGTTTGAAAAAAACCTCTATTTGCAGGAATTGTAGCGTTCATAATTGCAGACTCAACTCCTCTATGTTCTGATGCTGTAATATTTGTTCCTGTTGCTAAATCAGTATTTATCTTTGTTTGTAATATTTCTTTTCTTGTTGGCATTTTTTATGTTTTTAAATTGTTGTGAAATAATCTGATGGTGAATAATCTGATGGTGAATAATCTTGTGGTAATGATGTGAAACTAACTTGATTACCATAAGAAGTTCCGTTTAAATTAACAACATAAGCTCTTACATAATATAATGTATTTGGAGTTAATGACGATAATGTACTTACAAATGAACTATCTCCAGTTCCTTGACTTGTTTTCGTGCTTAACGCAGTAGTAGGATTTTGACTTGTACTCCAAACTATTCCTTTAGCAGTTATAGCGGAATATCCATTAGATAATACATTCCCTCCTGATGTAGCACTTGTTGCAGATATGTTTGTTATAGCAACCGTTTCAATTGCTGGTGGAAATGTAGGTGTAAATTTTTCTTCTGCTTTTATAGTTAATTCCTTACTTAAATTTTCATACTTCATAGTCATCGGATATAATAAGATAGGTAATCCATTATTATCATAAGTTTTAATATATCCTCTTGTAGTTCTTAGACTATTTTGCAATGCTATGAAATCAGAAAACTCTACATTTGCAAATACAACATCGTTATATATAAATGGAGTCAAATTTGGAGTAGAATTAATAAACCCAGTTTCTATTGGAGCTGATTCTACTAATGTTAATCCATCATAGGTTGCTGTAAAATCTTTATTATTCTTATACCAAGTACTTGATAACCCTTGGCTTCTATGATATAAATTGCAAGTTGCTAAATATTTCTTCCAATACTTCTCTATATTTCTTCTTGTTGAATACCTTAAATTTGAAAATTTATCACTTGCTATTAAATTCTGTATGTTTGTAAATCCACTATTTGTGTAATTAGTATAAGGAATTATGTATTCGTCTAAAGTATAAGTAAAATATGTCAAAAAAGCATCTGTATATCCTGATGGAGTGCCGCCATAAGTTTTTAATTCCAAAGAATTATTAGAACACGAATCAACTATATAAGTTGTAGCATTATGTATTGTAGGAGGGATTATTTCAAAAAAACTTCCAACCTCTATTCCTAATGCTACAAAATTTATTCCTCCACTACTACTTAATGTTAGTGTAGAAGTTGTTGAGCTATAAGAGTGTAATAATGTTGCTTTTTCTGAATATGTTACGCTAGATGGCGTATTTAAAGTATCAATAACAAATAAAGTGTCGTCATTTTGAGATGAAGTATCGGGTTGAATTTCTAAAGATTTTCTTCTGTTTGTTTCAATTAAAAACGCATCCCTTGTCCATTCTATTGATATTTCTTTTTTATTCTCTACACTTTTATTTTGTAATACCCATTTGGATTCTCCGTGAATAACATCAGCAGATTGAGGTTCTTCATTTTCTTTTAATGATTGAAAGTTTTTATAACCATAACTAAATTCATTAATCTGAAACCTTGGATTAAATGATTTATTAAACGATGAAAATTGAGTATTCGTAAATTCCTTTATCTCTTGATTTATATAAAAATCATCTTCGCTTCCAAAAAATATAGCTCCATTTGCATTTATCTCCCAATCTACATTTAATTCTACAAGTGATTTTTCTAAATCTTCTAAAGAAACATAAAAAGGCTTATTAGATATTGCTCTTAATGAATTACCATTTAATAATCTATTGTCGTAAAAATCTTGGTCAATTTCAAATCTCGGAGCTGATATATTTAATCCTGAAATTGACTTAACAACTTGTCGCATTACATCGACCAATCTAAAAGAAGGAGCGATTGAATTAAATGTATCGCTTTCTGCTGATATATTAACTTTCATTCCTTTGCAACTTACCGTAGCAGTTACTGTGTTGTAATCAGTTTGGTTTCTAGTTACTACTTCGTGCCATACAAATAAAGACTGCCCTGATGATAATGAAGGTATAGTAACTTCAAAAGACTGATTGTATGTATAAACAGCTCCTTCTGTATTTAGTGTTACTGTATTTATAAATCTATTTTCTGTTGGATAATTATCAGAAGGACTATCTGTTATTCCGTAATTAAAAGAATATTGTAAATATCCAGCAGGATTATATTCGTTTATTCCATTTATTCTTACATAAAAATAAAACGCAGGAATTGATATTTTAACATTTTTTAAATTCGTTAATGCTGTTACACATTGTAATCCATCATATGATGCTAAATCAACTCTTTGCGATTCAACAGGAACTAAAGAATCTTGTATATTAGACTGTGTTATTTGTCTAGCAAAATTTATACCCCAACGTCTAATTCCACTGGAAAAAGTTGTAAAAAATCTTACAGCATCTTCGGGTTGTTCCCATTTACTAACTTGATAAATAGGTTTACTTATTAATAATGTGTTTTCAGGAACTAATGGAGCAATGTAATTTCCATCAATATCTTTGTCACTCAATAAATCAACTTTAACAGCCTTTCTTCTTTTTACTATCTGTTTGCTTGACTGCTGAATAACTTTGCATTTAAAGTACTCGAAATCATCTGTAATAGCGGTAGCAAAATCCAACTCCCCAATTATAGTTGTTATAGTTCCACAAGTAATAATTAACTCTACAATAGATTCAAAGCCATAAGTGTTGTTGTATAATAATAATTTATCTAAATAATGATTACGATATTTAACAAACTCAAATTGCACTTCGCCACCATTAAAAGATACATCACGACCATATCCTTTGTCCTTTTGGGATAGCTGAAAATCAACCGTAGCAAAGTTGATAGGTTCATCAATGCTTACGGTTACGTTTTCGTTATTTTTAAATCTTAATTCAAAAGTTTCTCCTGCCATAATTATACGCTTATACCAATTGCTTGAGAACGATTACTATTACTTCTTGTGATGCTGTTTCCATTTCTAACATACGTTTGAAATCCGTTCTTGTCAAAGATAGTGTTTTGTGTTTTAATATTGCTCAAGTTTTGCTTAAATATTTCATTCATTTCGTCATAAGTTAATCCACTTGATTGTTGAGATGACATTGATATATTATTACTTTGTAACATTTCAAATAATTGTTGTTCGTGGTTCAATACTTTTGTTCCTTTAGGAGCATCCATAAGTACATTTCTTCCTTGAGGTCTAATTACTTTACCACTTGGTAATATAACTTTCTCTTGGAAATTACTTCCTGCTCCATCATTTACAAGCATCAAACCTCCTGAGTGATTGTCTGTACCTTCAGCATAAGCAGGTGGTTTTTGAGCAAGTACCATTCCCATTTGAGCAGCTCCTAAACCAGCAATAATAAAAGCTAATGTAGTCGCACTAACACCAAAATCATATTTAGGAACTTGTGCATAAGTACTTACAATAGCCTGAGCAGTATCAATAGCTATATTTGCAATAGTTATTTTTTGTTTAGCCTTAAATTCTCTTAATTGTATTTCCTTCTTCTTTTTCTCGTAATCAGCTTCGATTTTTTCTTTAGCAGCAGTACTATCTCCAGCGAATTTTAACGCTTCTGTTTTTTGTTTGTCTAAACGAGCATATTCAGCATCATAATTAGCAGCAGATGCTTCGGCTATAATATTAAACATCTCTTGAGCGGACTCAGCAACAGCAACAAATGTAACCGCAGCATCTTTACCAAATCCTGCAATGTTGCCTGATAACATATTAAATGTTTCTGAAAGACCAGCTTTTGATGCAAATTCAGCTCCAAATGAATTTAGGTAGTTTTCTATTTCTTTTTGATATTGTAATAATTTATCTTTTCTTTCTTTTTCTGCATCTTCGTGTTCTTTTAAATCAGCTTTCTGTTGGTCTGTCATTTTATATTTATCTCCAAACAAATTTTTAGGCATAGAATCATCTGCTTTTTTAAAGAAGTCGCTATAAAATTTACCTGTTCTCTCTATATTTTCTTTAAAGGAATTTTGAATAGCAGTACTTTTTTCAGATGCAGCAGCTGACTCTAATCCTTTATCTTTTCCTGCTAAAAATAATTTATATTGATAAACTTTTTCAGCTAAATCAATTTCTTTTGAAGCTAAATTCATAGACAAAGCAATTTTATCTTTAACTTCTCCTTTAAATAAATCAAGTCTATTTTTAGCTGTATTTTTCTTAGTTTCTAAGTCAGCTATCTCCCCTTTAAATTGGTTTTCTATCCTTTCTTTTTCTAATTTAGCCTTTTCATCTTCTAATTTATCTAGCTTTTTATTATTTTTTTTATTTGCTTCGTGCTGAGAAACTTGTTGAGAACTTGTTAATTCAGATATTACATATCCTTGCTTTGTTACTGCATCTTTTCTTTTTATATGAGCATCTTCTAATATTTTAAATTGCTCATCAGTAACTTTTCCAAGTTTCTTTAAAGCAGCAATATCAGCTTGTTCTTTTTGTTTTCTTATTTTATCTTCTCTACTACTATATTGATTTATAACTATGCCACTTTCATTAGCTATTGCATCTCTATATTTTTTAGCTGCTTGATATTTTTTTTCAGCAGATGTGTTTTCTGCTATTTCCAATTGTTTCAATACTTGTTTATTAGCATTCAACAATATATCATCTTGTTCTTTTTGAGATGCGTTTCTTAATTTAGCTTTATCTATTTGTAATTTTGCATTATGTAATATAGTAGCGGTAACATCTGTAACCGACTTGTCTAGTTTAGCTTGACTTGCAATTAATCTGTCGGTTTCTCTTTTTACATCCGCAAGTCCTAAAGCCATATCAACTAACTTGCTTCCATATACCGTAAGCACAGTAACTCCTAATGATATAGCAGTTTGCCAAGAGAAAAATGCTCCTGCAACTGTTTTAAGGATTGACTGTGTTGGCTTTCCTTCTGCTTGAAGGTCTTTGTTTTTTTGTATAAGAACACCTAACTCATCCGTTAAAATAGGAATGTTATTAGATAATGCCATAAAACCTGTCTGAACACTATTGGCAAATGCTGGAGCTTCACGAGTTAATTGATTAATCGAGTTGCCTAATCCGTTCCAAGATGATGAATAATTACCTACATTACGAGTGTGTTTTCCAATATCAGTATCAATAACTCTTAATTGCTTACCTAATTCATTGGCTTTATTCTTTGCATTTTCATAGTCTATACCTGTTCTTTGTGTTTTTACAGCTAAATCTTGAGCATTTTTTACAGCAATTTTATGTTGAGCATCTAACTTTGCATAAGCACCAACTGCATCTGTTGTAGCCTTTATATCTAAAGTAGTCTGTGCGTTTTTATCTCTTAAAGCAATTGTTTCTTTTGTTATTTCTTTAGTAGATGAAGCTCTTGCTGTTGTTGCTTGAGCTAATTTAGCATTTAAGTCTGTAAAATCTTTTATTTGTTGTTCTATTACAGCGTTTAGCTTTGCATTTTCAGCAGTAAGTTTAGCTAAATCAGCAGTACTCTTAACAGTGTTTGTATTACTTCCTAACGCAGCAAATTTAGCAGATAACTCAGTGAATGTAGAGTCTACTTTACCTAATTCTACCAATAATTTAGTTATCTGTGCAAACGCTTCACTTCCAACTATCAGGTCAATTTCATTTGCCATAGTATATTAAATTTAAAAGGGATTGACCACATTACGTAGCAATCCCCATAGATAATACAAAGTTACAACTTTTTTACTTATTAGCTTTAGCTTGTTGAGCGTTTTTTTCCTCGAGCAGGTGACAAAGTTCAATCCATTCGCTTACAGTTGTCTGTTTAGCATCTATTTTATAAGCTAATCCTAATCCTAAACTTACAAGAACCATTTGCTTATTTAAGCTGTATGTCTGCTTCTTTTCGTCAGTTTTTAATTCTGATTCAAGCATTTCAATTTGCGTCTTAATATTCTGCATACTTTGAGTTATCAAAGCAATTTCTTCTGCATCTCCTTCAACTGTATTTATTAAAGGCATATTAAAACCAAACTTATTTATTATTTCAATGTACTGTTGCCTTAATTCCATCTGCATATCTCCGAATCCTAACCACAATCTTTGACATAGCATCGCTATTACATTGTAACGTGTGCGTAGATTATCGATTTTCGCCCATTTCTGCAACTTTTTTACAAAAGTCCTATCATCAACTGCTTTAAAATATTCCTCTTGTAATTTGCTCTCTAATGCAGTCAATTCTTCATTGTCTATTTTAGGCTGTCTGCCATTGAAATCTATTATCAACCAATTATTATCTCTTGTGGTTGTGTATCTATCCCAATTGTATAATGGTAATACCTCTATGCTGTCATAGTATTCAATCATAAATATGTTTTTATAAATTTCATTAACTCAGGATATATAATTTCGTAGTTTAGTACTTCTTGATTTTCTTTTGTTAATCCTATAAGATTTTTATATATATCTTTTTTTGAATCACTATTGTCCATAATTATCTTATTTTCATTTCCTTTAGATAATAGATTAAATCCTTCATATAAAGCTCCTGTTTTATAAAGATTGTATGGAGTTCCTTGTGCTTTAGGATAACCTTTAGCTATTCCTTTGTAACTTTTTGCATATATACCAAATGCTGAACCATTTACGTTTATACGTTTTTTAAACATTTGTTCTTCTCGATTCAAATCTAAAATTTCATCTTTATTGCTATTCACAATTTTATCAATCTCTCCACCTATCTGTGATTGAACTTTTTTTGCTTTATCTATATAATCTCTAACTGTTGTTGCCATAATACAAAGGTAAATAAAATTTAATTGAGTTTAAGAGATTTATCTCTTAAAGATAAAAAAACCCGCTACAAATATGCAACGGGTCTAATAAAATAATCTAATCTAAATACTACAATGTAAGACCATCACTAATGCCTTTGTAAAGCAATTTAGTAGAAGATAATTGAACGATATTAGATGTCAATTGAGCAGGTGTAGGAGCTCCTGTTGAAGTATATGTTGCAGTCACAACTGAATATGTAGCACCAGCGGTAAAAGTAGCAGTAGGAATAGTCAATGTATATGCTTTACCAATAGCGTCTGATGTTTGAGCAGTTGGAGCAAAATAAGTAACTGTATAAGGACTTGCTGTTAATACTTTTTTAACCAAGAATGTATTTGGAGCTAAAGTAGTGTTTGATGCACTAAATGGTAATCCAGCAACAAATTGAGAACGGTCTGCCAATGTAGTTCCAACAACAACAGTTGCAGCAGCAGAAGGATTTAAAATCATTCCACTTACATTAAGATACAAATCATTCACACCATCTAAGTCAGATTTAGCATCAAAATCAAGAGTTTCTCCTGAAATCCATACTTGTCTATCCATTTCACCGTTGTCAGCTAATTGAATATTCATTTTAACCTCAGCAGGGTTGTTTCCTTCTTTACCTTTGTATTGTCCTACGAACAACATTTTAGCTTGGAATCCTTTGAAAACTGTACCTGCTTTGTTAGTTGTGAAAATTTTGTTTCCTTCAACATCGTAAAACGCACAGTTGTAAGAATCTTTAGAGTTGAATTTTCTCAATGCTTTCCAAAGGTTTACACCGTTGTTGTCAAACATTATTTCATACTCGTAAGGAAGCTCTCCAGTTACAGTTTTGTACCCTGAACCATCTGCTGTGTTGATTTGTGGTTCAACAGCAGTAATTTTAAAAGATTTAATTCCTTGAAGGATAATTACATCTGAAGTTAATTGAGCAGCTTGAACTGTTGATAAATTTTGGTCACCCGTTGGATAAACATAACTTCTTGCAGAAAGCTCAATTGTTTCTACTCTATCCCAATCGAAAGCAGTTGCTTCCAATCCAGTTCCTAATAAGTCTGCTTTAGAGCTTGGAACTACTATTATTTGATTTGCTAATGCCATTTTTTATAATGTATTTGTTATTAATTAAACGTTTTATTAATTGTTTTGTATGGAGGATAATTACTTCTCCTTTATTGTAATATTTGTCAAATGTAAATGGTTTAATTACCGTAAACTCCATCTACTTTAATTTAAAATCACTAACTTCAAATGTAACCTTAAAACAATGATTCGGATGCAAATCATTTACTAATTTAAAATCATATCCACTAAATACTGAAGTAATGTCAGTTGTTATCTTTTTTGTAACTTCTACATATCCAATTGTGGATAAGATATTTATTACATCCATTCTAACTTCTTCGTCAGCTCTATGCTGTATCGATGGCTTACAATCTTTTACATTCACTATGAAATATACCTCTATTTCTGCATTATAGGTTGTAAAGCTATTTTGTGTAACATCTTTTTTACAAGTGAAGAAGAATTTGTTTTTGTCAGTATGTATTAATGACTCGTACTCTCCTTTTCCTTTGTAATGCTCAAGTGTAGTTTTCTTATCTCTTTTTATCTCATAACATCTTGGATAACCATCTAACTTTACATTCCACAAAGCAGTCAATTTGTCGTACAATTTTTTTTGTACCTTATCAACTACTAAATCTAATCCTACTGGATTTGTTTTTGTATAGTTTGCCATTATCTTAATGTATAAGCAAATATTTGATTAGATTTAACTAAACCCTTTTTTAGCTTACCTATTTCTGTTCTTATAGAAGCAATTTCTCCTAATAACTGATTTTCTAAACCGATTACTTTAACAACACTTTCGCTACCTGTACCTTTTAATTCAATCATTAATTTCTCGTATAACTGAGCTGATTGAGATTGGTTTGAGTTACTTCTTAATGATGATACATATAATTGAATACAACCAATAATACCTTCAATCTGAATCGCTCTTGCGAAAATCATTTTGTTATTTATAACGAAATCAGTGTAATCTTCATATACCGATATATCTAAATTCAATCCTGAATCTTCTGACAATCCATCAACATCATCTAAATCGAATAAGGTAGCAGTCAAATGATTTGGCACTTTTACTCTTTCAACTTGCAAATATGTTGGATTTGATAAGACATTACCTGAGTTCCACTCTCTTTTATATGGAGTTACAGTAAGCGAGTTATTAATATACCCGATATAGTATTCTCCTTTGTAGGTGGTGTCTGTATTGTCTATAACCCAGTCAAGTGAAACTTCTTGATGGTCGGTTGTAATTGTTATTACCTTAGATTGTATCGCTGCCTTCTTTGCAGTATTCCAAAGTAGTAAAGTAAAACTTCCTGTACCTTGAAAATCGAGTAACACACGACTTATTTTAAAAGCCACATTTTTCTGACTTGTTACTCTAATATGATACCCGACAAATCCTGTTGGTAATGTTTCTACTTCTATTTTATTAGAAGCGTTTTTGAACAATAATGTTCTATCTATGAAATCGTAATCGCTAAATACTTGATTACAAACACTTGCTACCGATGATTTTTTTATATCAGTAAGCAATGAATTGAAACCTGTTGCAGATATATCAACGTAATCTTGGTTGTCCTTTATGTACTCGATTTTAGCATACGGATTATCCGTTATGTAATACCCTGAAGAACTTGCTTGATTTGTTGAATCTACAATAGCATAATCAGGATTGTAAGGCTGTTTAAACCCTACAAGTCCCGATAACGCTGTTTGTATTTTTGTGATGTTTATCATCTACTAGATAATTGCAAATGCAATGATAGGTGTTTCAGTTGATACTGTAAGAGGAGCTTTAGCAAATGACATATCTTGAGATATTTCGTATTGAGTAACTACATCTTGAGTATAACCATTGTTTGAACTATCATCAGCAGCAGTTACATAAGTATGCAATGCGTAAGATTCTCCATCGATAGGGTTGATGATATTAGAGTAGTTACCTACTACTGTATCAACTCCAACTCTGTTTTGTTTAGGAATCCAGGGCAATGTAGATACAGTTCCATCAGGAACTACAATCCAATATCCTTTTGTGTGACCAGCTTTTACTGCAACTGCAAGAGCATTAAGTTCTACTGAGTGAACAAATTTTACTCCATTGAATTGGAATGACAAGTTAGCAGAGTTAGAAATACCTTGAGCAGCTTGATACTCAAATTTAGCATAAGCAACTGAATCACAGAAAACTGTAAATCCTTCAGGATATTTATTAGTTTGTATTGCCATTTTAGTGATTTGCATAGCTCTACTTTCGTTAGCAGAAGCAATCTCATAAGCATTTACTGTACCAGCAGTAATAAATGTAGCTTCTGAAACAGTAGCAACAACAGCACTTCTGTTTGTAAAGATGTAAGAAGTAGCAGCTGTTTCATATCCTTCCATAAAGTTAGATACTGCATTTGAAATTTCGCTAAACAATTGCTCATCTGCATTATACAAAGAGTTGTCAGCTTGTTTCAATGACATATTGAATTTATCAGAATACGCAGTCCAAGATGGAGTTAGTACAGCTGAATCTTGTTTCACACCAGTATGGTTGTGAGTTCTACCACCTGTTCCAAGAGAACGTTTTGCTCTTGCGATGAAGTTTGTTTCTACCGTTCTATCTTCTCTTGTACGAAGTTCATCGTAGTTAGGGAACATAATTGGAGAATTAGCTTTAAGAGCTAAATAAGTAGCTGGGTATCTGAATCTTAATTCAGAAGATTGGAATGCTCCAAGCAATCTTGCTTGTGCTTTAACTAAATTTGCGGTGGTCTTGTTAGCCATTTTTGTTTAAATTTTAATTGATAATACTCTTTTTTAATTCGAGCATACCGCCCATTTCTTTCTGACAACCGCCAAATTTTTACAAAGTTACGAAAAATCCCCTACAAGTTTTAAATTCGTAAGGGATTTTTTTATTTTAGACAAATTTGTCTAATTTATTTTTGACTATTTATAGTCAAATTTATTCTTTCTTCTTAATTTATTAAAGTAAACTTCATTTTGATACTTTGTATATTCTTTCTTTAAATCGCAAGACGCTTTTTTACGAACAATGTCTATTTTAGATTTACTAATAAATAATGAAAAGAACCACTCTACTAATCTACTCATATTTTCAATGTTCCATTAGAAATCCGTTTAGCCATCTCTTGATTTTGTTTAGATGCGTCCCAATTGTTTCTTTCAGACTCTTTCATAAATGCTTCAAAACTTCCAGCTTTACCTTCTCCAGTATCATCTCCTTTTCCAGCTCCACCTTCAACTTTAGCTAAATAAGGTGTTGAGAATGTAGTTACCCAATCTTTTACTGTTATTGGAGAATAATTAGTATCTTTTAATACATTTCCATTTGAATCTTTTACTACAACATTACCATCTTCTTTTTCAAAAGAGAATCCTTTTTCTTTAGCTTCAGTAAAAATTGTAGATTTAGACACCAATACATTGTCAGGAATATGTTTCGTAAACTCGTTTTTAATTTCACTTAACAGATTTGTTTTTTCTATTTGTGTTTTGAATGAATTAAACTCTGCATCTTTTTCATTTAACTTAGAAACTAATCCATCAAACTCCGACTTTAATGTTTTAAACTTTTCATCAGGCTCGATTTTATTTTCTGATTCAGTTTTTGCTTTAATAGCATTCACTAAATTATCCATTGTCTTGCCTTGAAAATCTAATCCAAGAATATTTCTCTGCTCTTTTACTGCTATCTCAATAGCCATAGTAGCTGAATCTTTTTTGATATTAGCGATTCGTTCTTCGTAAGCAGTCTTATCTAAAAATACTTTTTCTGATAAATCTACTGAAAACGCTTCTTCACTATTTATCATTTCAATTAACTTACCACTTTCAATTCCTAATGTGGTTTCAATTTCTGCGATGTTGTTTAACGCCATATTACTTTAGTTTGGTTATTTCTTCAGATAATTTTTTAATACCCCAAATAGGCTTTACGCTTTCTCCTGATAACAATTCGTATTCTTTAATTAATTCATCTTTGCTTGGCTCTTGTACTTCTAAAAAGTCTTTTCCTTCTAAATGTAATTTAGTAAGTTTTTCATCTTTTTCATACCATAATCCATTAATCTTGCAATTGTCGTTTGTTGTGTCTGCAAAAGTAATGTGTACTAAATGCGGAGGTCTTTCTACTGATAGTTTGTAGTTGGAATTAAATCCATTTCCCTCTCTGCCTAATTTGTGTAATACGTAAACTGCAACTTGACTCATATAATTTTTATTTAGTTATTGGTGCAACTGGCGGTGCTACAACCTTTTTATTTAATTCAAACCAGTTATTAAATTCAGCAGTCAACACTTCTTCTGACTTGCTATAATCTGTAACTGTCTGCCACCATTTTTGATATAATACTTTTCTTTGTGCTTCTTCGTTTCCAAAGATACTTAAAACTGTTTGTAAAGGTAAGTGTAAATATGGTTCGATTCTCATTTTTATGAGATTAATTTGCAAATCAATTGGATTATTTCTATATTTTGCCGATAAATACTCACTAAACAGCTTATCCAGCACCACACTATTTTCTTCAGCCTTAACAGACATCTCGTATCTTTCCAATAATGTGTCATAACCTTCAACGATATATCTACGACCTAAATTGATTGTTATTCTACTTTCACTTCTGCTTTTTCCTAAGTCATAAAAGTTCAATATCCACTCACAGAACTTCCACTCAACATATTCTATAAAGTCTGCATACTTGTTAAGTTGATTTTCTAATGGTTGTTTGTTGTAGATTATTTCAGTAGCTGTTTTCTCTACATTGCTCATATTCTGAATACCGTAACTTGTTCCCCAATGTGTTTTATACATCTTCTCCTCAAGTAAATTCAATTCTTCTGAGTATTGCTTCCACACATCTAAATCAGGAGATATAAATCCTGCAATGTTTGGTGCTATAATTGGAGTATCTCTGTCATCAGGAATAGGCAACTCAACAACACCTGTCACATCGCTTTTACCCATCATTTTACCGTGACCATCACAAGTAGTACAAGTTTCTCCCTCTACTTTACCTGTTCCTCCACAGTCGCCACAATACTGAACGTACTTCCAAAAGATTGGATTGCCCTTATAAATTTTATATAATGTTAAGAATGATTGGTCTCTCGCATATTCTTTGGAGATGTCTATAATGTTATCAATGGCTGATAATCTTTCCTCCTCTGCTGGAATTTGAATGTTAGAACAGATAAGTGCAGGTACTTGACCAAATGGATGCTCAAATGTTAATTCTGCTACAATATTAAAACTATTTCCAACTTGCTCAAATGTTCTGTCTGTCAAATCGTCAACTACTCTCCAAAATTGTCTGTTGTCTAATCTCTTTGGTTCAAATATTACATACTCGACCATCTGTCCTCTTGACTCGTAATAACGAATACTATCAATAGATTTGTAAGTTGGATAAATATCTACCTCAGGTTCAGTAGTATATTCTAAGAACATCAATCCATTCGGGTCTGTATTCATTAATTTAATTGCGTAGTCTTGTACCCATTCCGTTAAAGACTTCCCATCCCTTACACTTGCAATTTTATTTAAGAACTCTGCTTTAATTGTAGGGTTTAAAATATCGTAGTCTTTAATCCCTCCAGTTGCATAATAAATATTATCGATAGGCTGAAATATTCTTCCGAATAAATCTTTGATGCTTCTTGAGTATTTTCTCCTTGCTTCTGCTTTTACATTACTCTCAATTCCTTCTATGTTCTCTATAAGCTCCTCTATGAAGTCATCTCCATTTACTAACGCTTTTAATTCGTCAGAACATTCACGCATCTCAACAAATTCTTCATTGATTTTAAGATTACTCTTAATAGCCGATATGGCTTCTTCGTTGCTTTTGAATATCATATTTTTATTTATTTACCAAATTATTCGTAATCTCGGTTTTCTTTATAAAGGCTCTATTTCTTTGGTTACATATATTTGAACAATATATAGCTCTTGTTGGAAATGGAGTTTCAAAATCTTTTTTACAAAATGCACAATCTTTAACATGCAGTACTCTATTTTTCCAAGCGTTTTTTCCGTTTATAGAGTGCCATAATTTTCCTTCTTCTGAACTGTGCCATTCTCTTGCTTTAAGGTCTGAATCTCTTAGTTTTTTTATTGCGTTTGCTCTATATTCAGGGTTCTGCATTCTTTGCGTTTGATGTTCTGACCTGTGAATACTTCTTTCAATTTTACTAAGATTATTAATATCATTGTTAAAACAATTTCCATCAATATGATGTATGTCAAATCCACTTTCTATTTCTCCATATTCTTGAGAATATATATATCTATGTAATGCAATTTTTTTTCTTTTCTTCTCTATTTGCACATCTGCATAGTAATACTTAGGATTCGTTTTTGAAGCTCTAAATGTTTTTCCGTCATACTTAATAGTGTTTTGATTTTCCATAATATCATATCTTTAATTAATAAAGAACAAAGATAATCATTTATCATCAAACTATCAGCATTAATTCGTATTTTTTTTGTTTTAATTACCAAATAATTCTTAGTCTTGGTTTGCCCTTTAATTCTGGTAAAAACCTGAGCATCAGCGCATCGGAAAAATCAGGAGAACGACCTATTCTTTTCTTTATCTCCTCTTTTTTCTCTAACGCTATTTTACCATCATCCTGCAATGGTTGTCTATTTATCTGCTCTAACTCCTCAATCACTTGCTTCCTGTATTTATCCTCTTGAATAAACATCTTAGAATCCTTAACCGCTTCTGCAAAGTACCAGTAACATTGTGCTTTTAAGTTCTTAAAGTTCTCCGTTTTACCGTGCATCTTTATTGGCTTCCCATTATTGTTAAATGGAGTTGCTCCTACTAAATTTCCTAATTTTGTTGATGCCCTTGTAAATGTCTGCAATCCATCAGCGTCATATATCACATTTTTAAGTGGCACTCTATTCTCTATACGTAACTCATTTATCTTCTTGCTCACCATCGTATCGTCAATCTTATCAATTGCGATTATCTTCAATGCTACAAATCCTGCCCAAATAACAATAACAAACTTATCCGAGCCTGTGTAAGCAATATCACAAGTCATATACCTATCTTGAGTAGGCTTTATAAACTCATTTGTGTACAATCCAAGAATATCTGAATACTCAAACATCGCATAAGGATTATCATCAAACTCCCAATTCCCATACACAAGTCTTTGAACTTCGTTGTGGCTTAATATTTTCATCAAGTTAGGAACGTAATCAACTGGCAATGTCTTATTATCTGTTGGCAATGCTTGAATGAACTTCATATGATTTGGAATAGTTCTATCAATTGTTGCTTTGTAATAATCCTTGTACAAATAATTCTTGCTGGGGTTACACGTTTGTAGCAACTTTGGCGACAGGTCATATTCCTTATTCTTCCAACGCCCTATACTCGCTTGTAAGTTATTCTTACACTCAATGTCAAACTCCCCAGCTTCTTCTATCCATCCACGAGTATTCTGCATACCCCCAAATCGCATATAGTTTGGGTCTGAAGGCAAATACTTCGCATCAATCAAAAATATCTTAGATTTATTATGAAACTTAAAATAGTTATCTTGACCATTGAAGCTATAATAATCTTCCGTTATTCCCCATCCACTCAAAACCTCTTGAATTGAAGGAATAGTAAACTTTCGTAAATCTGCTAATGTCTTTCTCGCAATAAAATAATGCGTTTCAGGGTACATTAGTGCATCTGCACATATCAAAGAACAACCTATGAAAGTCTTTCCACTTCCTTTAGACCCTCCATACACAATATCAATGGTAGTTTTATCAGTCCAAGCCTTTATAGCTTCTAATTGCTTTAAATTACCTCTAACATTTAATGATAGGCTTTTATTCTGCAACTTCTTCTTCCTCTTGGTTAATAATCTGCATCCCTATAATCGGAACTACCTTCAATTTATCACCTCCTGAAGTAATATCGAGCTTCTCGCTGTACTTTTTAGGGTTCATCCTTCCCAATACCCATTTACGAGTATCAAGTTGCAACCTTGACCTGTTTACAGCTACCATACTCTGTTGTCTGTTCCCATTAACATCATAGTAGTAGTCCTTAGTACCATCATCAGAAATCTCTAACATATCGTCAAAGATACCATCAGCTCGTATTTCAGTAGCTTTCTTATATAATTCTATTCTATCGGGATTTTCATTTAACCAGTTGTAGAAAGTACTTCGTGTGATTGGGTAATCATCACCATCTAATATATTCTTTATTGAACGACCCAACTCTATCTGTTGAATAATATCCAAAAATACTTTATCTCTTTCCATAATTATATTTAATAATAATTGCTACAAAGTTACAAAATTAATTAATACTATTATATATTATATATATTTTTTTTAATAATAATAATATTTTATAAAATAAAGGAAATACACCCCCCCCCCTATTTCTTGATACACTTTTTAGGGGGGGGGTATAAAAGTGCGTTTTTTTTTTACGTTTTTTCAAAAAGTGCCGTTTTTCATACTTTTTTCCTACAAAATGTTATTTGCGAAGCGAAAAACAAGGCATATTGATTTTTAGACTGGAACTCTAATCTTGAATAATTTGCATTTCTAACTCTAAAGTGGATTAAACGACAACAAACGGCTTTTATTTTATTTTTACAACTTGTAAGAATATTCCTTGTTTCAAAAAGTACATAGAATAGGAAAAAAATTTTTGTAGGGTATATGTAGGAATTATCTTAATATTAAAAGTTATATTGTGTGGAAAAAATTTGTGGAGGGGGTCAAATGCCCATCTTCAATCTGTCTTTAGGGGGGGGGTGGGGGTGCTGTTTATTGCCTTTGGTTTCTTTTCGGGGGTGGCTTGTGGCAATTTGCACCCATATAACGGCATCACCTGGAAGGATTGCACCCATATAACGGCATCACCTGGAAGGATTGCACCCATATAACGGCATCACCTGGAAGGATTGCACCCATATAACGGCATCACCTGGAAGG